TAATCGACAACGCTGGTTTTCGCGTGTTCCGTTTTTGTGCGGGTAACGTCAAAGCTCACGTTAGCGGTGCAGGTTCGTCCACATCCGTAAAAGTCGGCATTCTCGCCGCCAGTTAGGGGGGATCTCATGGCATGGATTCAAACCCAGTCAATCGCACAAGTCGTTGAGGACCAGTCACCCGTTCTGGGTGGCAACCTTGACGGTGGCGACAATTCGATATACGGGGTTGTTGATATTTCCGTTGGAACTGACGATGGAGCGGGCAACTCACTGCTCTATACCGTCGATGTAAGTGCCGCTGCGGTCGTTACGGAAGTGCAGGCCGAGGGCAGCACAGCCGTGAAAGACTGGTATCTAAAGAGCGACGGAAGTATTCGCGTCTATGGCAAGAATAGCCTAAACGTTATCTATACGTCCACTGAGTCGATCTTCTACACTACGTTTCAGCCTGATACTGACGGCGTGAGAAGTAACGGCACCAATACGAAACGCTGGGCAACCACCTACACTGACGGTATCACAACCAACGTTGAAACCTTCACAGCAGCGAGCGACACCCTTGATGCTAATAACCACACGTGCCTTTGCGATTGCACCTCCAATGCGATCACGCTAAATCTTCCAGCGGGTGTCAGTGGCACGCAATACGTTTTCAAAAAAACAGATGCAACAGCCAATGCTGTTACCATTGATGCAAACGGTAGCGAATTGATCGACGGCGCAGGGACTCAAGCAATCACAACACAGTACAATTCAATCACTATCGTCAGCGATGGAAGTAACTGGTTTATAGTATAAAGGGCTGGAATGGCTTATTTAAGAGATCGAGACAATATCGTAATTGTCAGGCAGGCATCGGACCTGACCAACATTGACAGCACGAAGGAGTATTTCCTCGATGGTATTATCGACATGGGTTCCCAGTCAATCGAGGTGCCAGCAACGGGGCTGACGTTGCGTGGCTACTCTTTCGACTTGAGCGGCATCACGTCAAGCGAAGATAATTACACGATGTTTACAAGTCCCGTGGGTGGCTCTGGCAACCTGCTCGGAACCGATTACTATATGAGCGTGACAGGTGCAGGAAGCAAGGTCTATGACTTGACTGATGCAACGGGATTTAACGCTTTTGAGTTCACGCAAATCAATTACATCGATTGCAGTTCACTCGGCGAGATCAACGGCTATCGGCAGGGATTAGAGTCTGGGACAGGTCGTTTCGGCGGCAGTCCCTCACTAACCTTATCGGGAACATGGGTAGGCGGGTACAGAATCACAACCTCAATCGTCAGGTCTCTTGCAGGGACGATGACGGAACCGCTTTTTAAGGCTGGGGCTGGGTTCACGATGGCGAGCAGATTTCTAACTGATATCAATTGCGATTTGCCTACGCTCGCCGCTTTCTGCGACTTCGGAACGTCTGATTTCTCCAACCCATCAACTGTGCAAGTGAAGGGGGCCATATTCTCACGAGATGGCGGTTTCGATCCTAGAGATTCAAACATTTTTAGCAACCTGTCACCATCTGATCTGCAGTGTGATTGGGATTCTAATATCGGATTGCCCAACACATTCGTAGGCGGTGAATCTACAGTTACGACAGAAGTCACTACAACTATCTCGGCGGTTGACACGCCGACAGCGCTGCTCGGCACTCAGACTGCGGCAGACTTGCAGCACTTTGACGCACCCGCTAACGGTGAGTTGAGGCATATCGGAATCAACCCCCGCGAGTACATTGTCAATTTCGATCTCGTCTTGGAAGGCGGCGCCAATCGTGATTACAAGCTGCACCTTCACAAGGATGACGGAACCACTGACGTATCTACCTATTCGATGACGCGAGTAGTCAATAACATCGTAGGCGGTAGGGATGTGGCATTTTACAACGGTCAGGCATCGGTCGTGCTTGACCAGAACGACCTGCTGTACTGGCAGATTGAGAACTTAACAGACGCCCAGAATTGCACGTTAGAGCTTGGCTCAGCGTGGTCAGTGAAGGAGAGGTAATGGCAACAACACCACTAACCGCACAGCAAATCAGCGACTTCACCACAGATGGCATTCTGGAGCTTCCTGCTGGCAACTTCTCAGTGGGGACTACGATTGACTTTGGCTCTGGCAACGTTAACGGGATTAGGCTTACAGGTGCAGGTCAATCCTACGCAAACACCGAGACGGCTAGTGACTACCAAGTAACTCGATTGTTCTGGACGGGGACCGCTGGCGATCCGATGATCAAAGGCCACATCCGTCACGGGGTTTTTGAGGATATCCAACTGCTTGATGCGAGGGTCCACATTGACCCAAAGAGTGGTTGGGGTACGGGTGTCTGTCAGTTCAATAGAGTCAGTTTCGACGGTGCCAACGCTGGTGTTCTGTTTGGTGGTAGTTATAACGGAAACGCTGCCGATTCGCGGTTTCGTGATTGCCAGTGGAACCGCTGTGACAAGTGCGTCGAGACAACCACAAGCCAGAACGTAAACTATGGAATATCTGACTCAGTGTTTTATCGTTGCGGCACAGTGTTTCAGGTTGAGGGTGGCGGTATCTGCAACGTGGACAACTGTTACCTGACCCAAGTGCCTGTTGTGTTTACCGTCACTGGAACAGGTTCGGAGACGGGTGCCCAGAACGGCAATTTCAGCGTGACTAACTTGCGGTACGATGACAGTCAGGATGTTAAACCAAAGATCGTTTACGACACGTCATCCAGTGGGAGCGGTCGTATACTGTCGGTACTTAACAATCATGTTTCAACGACGTGGGGGCTGGATATCGTAGACACGACCAACGCCACATGGACAATTCGCGGACTAGAAGTAACGGAGGTAGAGGTTATGAGTGCATCGCCAGTAGCAGGATCAGGATATACGTTTGCGGTCACTTTGTTTTCAGCGACAACAGGCGAACCGCTCGCAAACCCAACCATCGCTGCGGGGGATTTTGAGATATCAACCGATGGCGGGGCGTTCGCGGCATTGGCCGCCACTCCCACCGTCGTCCCAGCGGGCGGGTACAATGTTGAGGTCACTTTGTCAATCGCGGAGGTTGGCACATCCAACTTTACTGTTAAGATGATTGACGCGGCTGGCGGTGAGTGGAAATCTTTGTTTTATCATGAGGCGGTCGCGGACGCTGACAGCTTCAAGTCTGATGTATCGCTGCTCGCTTTGGAAACGTCAGTGCAGAGCGTCATCTCCACAGGTTCAACAGGGCCGTGGACGACAGGTTCAGGCGGCGGAGGTTCGTCACCCGCTGTCCTGTCAGCAGAAATCACAACAATTAAACTTGAAGCGGAGTTAGTTCAATGAGTTGCCTTGATCAAGATTCACTATATGTCGGGCAAGACTGGGTTCGTCTCGTGCCGCTAAAGGCTGATGGGGTGCCTTATAATATCACGAGTGCGACCGTGACTGCCCAGCTAGTCTCGGTTAACAAGACCTCGGCCACCACAAACGGCAGTGCTGTCAGTTGTGCGGATAGCGGTGGTGCTGATTACAGTGCTGGACTCGTTCGCGTTGTGTTTGCTGACACAGATACCACTGGCTTAACTGGTGGCGACTGGCAACTAGAGATCAAGGTTGTTGAGAGCGGGGGTGCGATTAAAATCTTCCACGCATCCCCATCGATCAAGGTTATCCCAACTGGGCAGGGATAATGAAAATCGCTCGGATCTGCAGATGCGGTAAAATCGTCAAAGGCGATTGTGAGGAATGCTCAAAGAAGCAGTCGATACTGAAAGAGCAGTTCCGCACGTCGCCAACCGAGCGAGGGTATGACCATGCGTGGCGTAAACTGAGTGAGCGATTTCGTTCCCACAACCCGCTCTGTGCAAACTGTACCTCCCACGGTCGCGTAACAATTGCCCAAGATGTCCACCACATTAAGCCAATCCGATCAAACCCTGAGCTAAGGCTGGAGTGGGATAACCTCATGAGCCTTTGCAGACCATGCCACAAGATGATAGAGGATCAAACCAATGGGTAGAAAACCACTCGCCAGTGCAATCAAGAAGCGAAACGGTGCGTTCGAGAAGAACCCGAACCGCGAGAACAAAGCGGAGCCTAAGCCACCCAAAGGATGCCCTGCTAAGTCAGAGCTAGTCGCGATGGACCCAGTTGCTAGCAAGAAGTGGGATCAGGTGACAAAGACGCTGAAAGAGATGGGGGTACTATCCAAGGCCGATGCTGATCTGTTAGAATTGTTTTGCATAAACTGGTCGATGTATTGCTCGCTTGTTAAGAAGGTGGCCGAGGGTGGCTGCGTCGTAACTAACGTCAATCATCGCGGTGAGGAGATTTTGAGCCGCTCACCGTACTCGATGGAACTAGCAAAGATTGCTGATCGGCAAATGAAGCTACTATCCGAGTTTGGCTTAACGCCAGGATCAAGGCAAAATCTAACTGTGATGGACAAGGCTGACGAGAACAGCCCTTTTGATAAATGGATTGAGCGAGGTGGTTTGAACTAGTATGGGTGTGATTCGGGGCTTCGATGAGTACGTTGACGG